AAATGATGGCATACAACGACTTGAGTGAATGCACGATGGACTTCGAAGGCTGCGACCACGGCATTGGATTCGATGAACACTGCGAGGATTGCGAAGATGATCCGATAGGTTGCGTGTTCCCCGGTCGTTGCCTGATGCCCGGTGTCCATCTCGAATCGGAGTGTCATACCGTGGAAATGATGGAGCAGATGGTAAAGGATGGGGAAGCGTGATTCATTACCACGGAACGCCATTAACGCCTGAGTCAGCAGCAGCCTCGGTTTTCGCTGGCAGGCATGCAATGGTGTCCTTCGCGCATCCCGAGCAGCTCCCGTTAGTGGCTGAAGTCTGCCAGTCCTTCGCCTTGGACAACGGAGCTTTCTCGGCATGGCGATCCGGTAAACCGATTACGAATTGGCTACCGTTTCGAAGGTGGATTGACGAATGGTCGAGGCATCCGGCCTGCGATTGGTTCCTAGTCCCAGATGTGATCGATGGAGACGAGCACGACAACGACAACTTGATCTTTGAGTTCAGGGAAGTCAAGTCAGGCGTTCCGATCTGGCATTTACATGAGTCGGTGACGAGGATACACCGACTGATAGATATGGGATACGAACGCATCGCCCTCGGCAGTTCTGGGCAGTTCGCAACGCTGAAAACCAGTCGCTGGTGGAGTCGGATGGCTGAGGCGATGCAGGCAGTCTGTGATTGCCACGGCAAGCCCATTGTTAAGCTACACGGCCTCCGCATGCTCGATCCTGACGTCTTCGGTGTCTTCCCCTTCGCCAGTGCCGACAGCACGAACGTAGCCCGTAACGTGGGTCTAGATACGCGCTGGAAAGGCACCTATGCGCCGACCAACAAAGCAACTCGCGGTCTAGTGCTCGCAAACCGTATTGAGGCGTATCAATCTGCCGCAGTGTGGACGCCCCGCGCGATTCAAGAAGGCATATTTTCGGAGGCAATCCAATGGAGCCATAAAGAAACTTGAACCCACCCTCTAACTAATTACTGATTCAGGGGACGCCAGGAGAGAAAAAGATGGGCATGACGCGAACGATTACTTTCTTCCATAGGCAGAGCGGCCGGCAGTCGTGGGCTGTGAAGCGTAGCTACGGAATTAATGGGCCGTGGGTGATTCAAAGATCCTACGCGCATGGCAACGGTCATTGGTCATTCGACGCTCCACTTGATGAGCATAATAATTTTTCCACACGCAAGGCTGCTGAAGAAGTAAAGAAGACTTTGGACCTCTAACCAATTTGGGGACGCCAGGAGAGACAGCAAAATGAGTTGCGGAACGAGACTTTACTCACACGATGATTATGAACTCGCCAGAAATCTTGAACGCGAAGGCGAGTACGGCTTGGCCTCTCAGGTGAGGCGCGGCGAATGTCTTGATAGTTACGACCTTCGACGCGCAGAGCACGCCCTTGAGCGCACCGGAATGCAGCGGGATTGGGATTACAAGGAAGAGCGCTGCCATTGTTCGACCGATGAGGATGACCGTGAATACTAAAACTAACGAATCTAAGCTGGCCCCTGAAGAAGAGGGTCGGGTAAATGTCTTTGAGGTCTACGGGAAAACAGCAGATGCCCGCGGTTGGGATTTTATGGTCTGCAAATCAGCAAAGGATGCCCTGGAATTTATTGAGTCAGATATGGACGAACTGGCTGAGGGCGAAGAGGTTCGCATCGTGTTCCGTCGCTATACCGAAGCGCAGATGGACGACGTGGTTTATGAGTAAATCAAGATTCCCGCTTCATCTTCGGTCGCATCTTTCTGCCGCAATAAGTGCGTGCGGAATACCCAACGGCGGCAATCTGCAACGGCGAAGCATGAAGCGTGTCGAGTGCAAGAACTGTCTCAAGCTGATCGAGCGCGGAATTGAAACAAAGTACTTCAGACCGCAGAAAGCAGGCCGTCCATGAAGCAATCTGAGCCCAAGCTCGAACCCTTAGAGGGAGTCAAAATGTGTCAGCGACTTTGCATTGATGATCTGTGCCGGAACAATCCAGAGTCTACGCTCTGCGGAGGAAGCTTTTGTCCCAGTGCCGCGACCGACTACTTCCAGGGAACGATCTTTGTGAGGATTGCGATGAAACCAGCTACGAAAACTATGACGATTCTTACGAGGGATTGCTATGAAACCAGAACTTGAGGGAGTCAGTATGCCAACAAGTGAAGCGCCGGAAAAAGTTGAGCTGGTAAGGGAAAAGGAACTGAGAGAGTGCCTGTCGATGGCGGTTGACAGAATGAAGGATATCGAAGAATCGCGCTCCACTGGCAGTACGTTCATGCCCCAATGCGAGGCCGCGATTACATGGGCCGAGAAGCTGCTTTCAATTCCTGCACCCAAAGTGGACTCCAAAGAAGATCAGGACGACAGAGCAATCTTGCAGGTGATCGACGAGCGCGATGCCGCAGAGGAGGCTCTGAGTCAGGCGTACTACTTGATAACGGGAAGCTCGCCTCACTGGTCAAATCGTTTCGGTTACAAAGAGGCTCTCGAAGACATCGACGACGCGCAACAATTGTTACGTAAATCGTTGGCTAAACCCTCTCCCTTAGAGGGGACAGGATGGGACACAATTGAGATTCAGAAGCGCATTCGCCGATGGGTTGAGTCTCGCTTGGGTATGGATGCAATGGACGCCCACGAACGAGCTACGCGCAGCCTCGAGGAGAACAACGAACTAGGGCAGTCGCTTGGAGTGACCCGCGAAGAGGCCCACAAGATCGTAGACCACGTGTTCGACAAGGAACCAGGGAATCCAGAGCAGGAGTTGGGCGGTGCGGCCCTGACCCTCCTAGGCTGCGCTGATGGTGCGGGTCATGTCCTCAGTCAGTGCGCGGGGAAAGAGTTGCTTCGGATCGAAAGCCTTCCTTGGGACAAATTCCGCAAACGACAAACTGAAAATGCTGCGAACGGTATCGGTGCCCCTCCAGTAGCACCCATAGAGGAGAAATAGATGCCTGACGGGGGAACTCATAAATTCACGCCGGATAAGAATCACTTCTGCACGTATGTCTCACGCGACGGAACGGTCTGCGGGATGTCATTGAATCAATCATGCCACTATCACCTCGAAGCGAAAGTCAAGGTCGAGGAAGGAACCAACCCCAATGGATAAGCCGGAATGGGTAGCCAAGTTGGAAGCTGAACCGTGCATGTGCGTGTCGTGCCCAGACTGCAACAGCGGTCAGGTCTATTACGACATCAGAGGTCGCTACGTCGGGAAGAACCGCATGGACGATATGTGCGAGATGGAAACATGTGAAACCTGTGGGGGAAGTGCGATCATCCAAGAATGCGACCGATGCATACAACTACAGGACTATGACTATCAAAACGAGGCCCTCTGACCCCAATGGATAAGCTAAGCGAGGCAAGGATGAGCGAGGACGTAAGACGATTGCAGTGCTCTGAATGGTGAAGGCGTGGTTGGTGCTGGCCAGTACCGATACGGATATCACACTCGTCAATGTCGGAGGTGCACCCCGAACGGGCGAGAGTCGAAAGGTTCGATTCCTTTTTCAGAGCATTGCAATGGTCTTACGAACTTTGGAGGGGAGCAATGAGTAGGCGGGTAGATAACGGCAGAGATTTAGTCGAGATTGCATCTTGGCTGAGACGCAGCACTGAGACGCAGCGGGCTAGGCTTATGTCCATGATTACCGGGACCTTTGTGCCCGATTTGGATGAGGTGAAAGCCAAAGTCGAAGTTCTCAAAGGGGATATCAATGAGCAGTGAAAAGCAGGTAGGACTACCGGAATGGTATTTACTCAAGCATGCGGCTGACGAAGCTACGGTCATGTCGGAAGACTACGAATGGCCAGTGGGGGAGCTACTCACATTGCCTCCGTTCTACGTCTCGCGCAAGTTTATTGCCGCGGCATCACCTGAAAACATCCTGAAACTCATAGCCGACCTCGCCTATTGGAAAGCTGAAGCCCAAAGACTCTCAGATCGTGTCGATGAATTATTGGTCAAAGAAACTGAATCCATCGAAGCACTGGCAAGAGTACGGGAGGAGTGCGAGAAGGCTAAATCCTTGCTCCGTGGCTCATTTGAGGAAGCGTTTGACGATGACGTGAACGCTTGGCAAGAGAGTGTAATCGACTTCCTGCGGGAACCAACTGAAACCAAATTCTGGAGTACGGGAGGAGAAGTAGATGAGTGAATGGATTGAATGCGAGTACTGCGACGGCGAAGGCGTTGATTCTCATGATTGCGGCGAAGATAGTTGTTGCTGTGATGATCCAGTGAACAATGTGCAATGTGATATTTGCTGCGGAAAAGGTGGCTGGATAAAAGAGGAGAGCAAGGGTGCGTAGTTCAAAGAAGAGAAAGATTGGCGATCGGCCCATGAAACGATTCACTGCGGACCTGGAACTAGATGTCTATGCGAAGCTGAGCAAGTTAGCGGGCCCTGAATCCCTCTCGGCTACCATGACGCTGCTGATTGAACGGCGATACGAGAAAGCACTCCTGAGGCAATCCGCACAAGTTAGCGAAATCCCTTTAAAAACTCAATAGAATGTGGCACCATTCTTTAGCCTCCCCAGGACTGCTGATGGCTGACACAGCTATATGTCGGCCCTACCTGTAACAATCCATAGCCCCCGGACCCTCTAAAATATGGCACATAAGCGAGTTTTGCACACTCAGCGCGGCTTCCACATGTCATACACCTATGCCCAACAAGTGATGCGCGACCATTGCTCCATAGCGTGGGTAATTCCTGGTGAAACGATCCGTGATACGACCGACGAAGAGCGGATGGAGTTGAGGGCAGAGCAGGCGCAGCAGGTGAAACGGCAGGAACAGATTGCCCGTAAAGAGATTAATGGGCTGAAGTTTGAGCTGCCCAAAACCACAAAGTACCGGGCCCCTTATGAAGCCTATGACGATATTGAAGACCCCTCGGTTACCAGGGTGTGTCGCTGGCCTCGCCGTGAGTTCGTAACGAAGGCAGCGTGATGTGTTCGATGGCAGCGTAGCTTGGTTTATCGCTGTCGTCAGTTCGATAATCATCGCGCTTGTGGTTGATTTCAAGAGAAGCGGCAAGAAATAGGTTAGAGGGAGGTGATCAAATATCTCTCGAATTTGGCACGTGCGAGCCTAGCCTTCGCCCATCACGGCAGACTGAATCGCACACCCCTTGGAGGAAACATGGCCGATAAATCGAAACCTCCCAAAAAGCCATCCGTGTGGTCAAAGATCGTTGCTGCGATAGGAACCGCCATCGGTCAGGCGAAGTTCGGAGGCTGAATGGACGTCGTCAAAGCGGAGTTCTCGCGTAACGTCTCGGCTTACTTCCTCATCATTGTCGGCATGTTGGCTATGGCTTACGCGCACCACATCAGCTACGAAGACATGGGTAAAACAGGCGGGATTTTAGTTTCCGCAGCCTTACTTGCGTTTCAGGCAAAGCGTTCGCCCGATGGCAACACCACTACGACTTCCGTAACAGTCCCACCGCCTGCTGTCGCTGCACCGGACGCAGTAATTGTCCCAAAAGTATAGGAGATCCAATGGCAAATAAGTTTGAAACCTTCCTCGCGAAAGCTGGAAAAGTAGCACTTGAGGTAATCACATTCGGTGCCGTTGTGGCCAAGGATGCCGCTCCCTTCTTGGCTCCGTTCGCACCCGCACTGGCGACTCTCTTGGGTGGTTCCGCAACCATCATAATCGCCGCGGAATCGGCTGGGCAGGCCGCAGTAATGGGAGCGCCCGCGACTGACACGTCAGCCCAGAAGGCGGCGCTGGCGGTTACGGGAATTACCCCATTGGCTGAGCAGTTCGCCACGCAACTCGGGCTACCGACGCCGACGCCGGATCAGATCCAGGGATTCAGCAATGACTTGGTATCAGCTCTCAATCGCTTCCAGACTCCCACGGCGACCCTGCCGGCATGATTACGATTCCCCTTTCTCCAGATCAGTACAAATCCGCCCTAGCGAAGCTTCTAGTCGCGCACTCGCCTGACGTGGACTCACTCAAACTCCCAACTACCACAACTCCCGGCAGACTTGATAACTCTCAAGTCAGCTTTGAGTTTCAGTACAACGGATCGAATGCCCTTGATGTAACCATCCTGCAAAAGCACGGACTCGCCCGATTCGCTTCAGACTCAACAATCCAGGCTCATCTGGTAGACCTCTTGAATAAATTGGGGTCGTAATGACCTACCCGGGCCATGAATTCTTTGAACAATTTAAATCTGACTTGGAGAACCGCTTTACCCTTCACAAAAGTGAGGTAGCGATTATTCAAGAGAAAAACCATTCAGAAAACAGGCTGAGGCTTCAGCTTCTGGACGCTCAAGCCGCGGACACCGGCAAGACCGTAACGGCCATATCCGTGAAGCTGAACACGCTCTATGGGGAGCAAGGCCAGCCAGGGGCAGTCGATAAGCTATCGGTGAAGGTCGAAGCTCTCGGAAACAAGATCGTTTGGGCTTCTGGATTTGTGGCCGCGGTCGTTTTGTTAGTCGGCTGGTACTTACACAAATAGGAGATCTTATGCTTACGCAGATTTTGATCGTCTTCGCATTCGTTCTGTTCGTAATTGCCGCAGTTTGGAATCCGGCTCCTCCCTCGCCATGGTTTGGCCGCTTAGTAGCCGCCGGGTTGGCTTGCTGGGCTCTATCCAAGATCCTTCTGGGCCACGCGTTCTAGGAGGCCTTACTTGAGTCGAAAAAGATACCGCCCCACGGATCAAGAAATCAACCAGATTCTGGAGACCGAAGAAGAGATCCTTCGGGTAGAACGCAAGATCCTCCACAACCAAAATCCACGGCTTTCCGTAATCAAAATCCAGTTCTCGAAAGGAACTCCCATGGCAACCGCAGGCCCAATTACTCTCACTTCTGTCGGCCAGACTGTCACCGCAAGCGTTCTCGGCTTCGACCAGTTCGGCAATCTCTTTACCGGCACCATGCCCACGGCAACCTTGACCTCTGACGACACCGCAGGAGCTATTGCGACCTTCGACCCGGCAACGGGCCTGACTACCGCAGTAGCCAACGGTGTGGCCAACATCACGGCTATCTTGACCACAGCAGAAGGTCTCAGCTTGATCGATACTGAGGCAGTTACTGTTGCCATCCCGGTCGTACCTCCTCCGACGCCTGTTCTGACAACGATCAAAGTAGCCTTCGCCTAAATGGACTTTATCCTCTGGCTCATCAAAGTCATAGCAGCCGGCCAACGTGATGGGGGTGAAGGTAATCCCCCGTCGCCTCCAGGATCTTAGGTGAATTCATGAAGCTGACAACCAAAAGCCGCGATGCGCTCTCGACCAAGACCTTCGCTCTACCGGGAAGGCGTTACCCGATTCCGAACGCTTCTCATGCTCGCAATGCGCTCTCACGAGTTGCGCAGAACGGAACCGCTGCAGAGAAGGCGACCGTACGCAAGAAGGTTGCCTCGAAGTTTCCCGGTATCAAGTAAATGGGTCGCACAACAGATTACACACCGGAACTCGCGAACCTCATATGCGAACGCATAGCTTCAGGCGAGAGTCTTAGAGAGATTTGCAAGCCCGAGGATTTCCCTGATAAGTCTACAGTTTTCAGATGGATAGCCTCGAACAATGAATTCCGCGACCAGTACGCGCGCGCGAAAGAGGCTCAGGCTGAAGCCTTTGCTGATGAATTGCTAGATATTGCGGACGACGGCACGAACGACTGGATGGCACGCAACGGCGAGGATAATGCAGGCTGGGTAGCAAACGGCGAGCATATTCAACGCTCCAAGTTACGAGTCGATACACGCAAATGGGTTATGTCTAAGCTTCTAGCAAGGAAGTACGGCGATAAGCTCGACCTCAACCATGGCGGAGGATTGGAGATTTCGGTAAAGCGAGTAGTAACCGACCTTTGAGGTAGAACCAATTGACGAGTTTTCGCGGGCTGGAACTGAATAAAACAGCAAAGACTCAGAAATTGGTTAGACCTTGACCTTTGAAGATGTCCGCTTCTCATCGCTCATGGACCCAACCGAGCGCCAGAGGCAAGCATTCAAGGCTTCGGACTCGCACAGGTTCACGCTATACGGTGGGGCTGGTGGTGGCGGCAAAAGCTACTTCCTGCGCTGGTGGTGCCTCAGGCAATTACTGAAACTGTACGGCGAAACAGGCATAGAGGGTATCCGTGTCGGTCTGTTCTCGATGGACTACCCGACTTTGACAGACCGGCAGATCAGCAGGATCAACCGAGAGTTTCCCGAGTGGCTTGGGGCACTCAGAAAGACGCAGGCCGATGGATACAATTTTCAGGTTAATGCAGAATTCGGTGGGGGCACAATTGCCCTACGCAACTTGGATGATCCTAGTAAGTACAGGTCTGCTGAGTTTGCTGCTATCGCGGTGGAAGAGCTTACAGAAAACACTAAGGAGACGTTTGACGACCTTCGGTTTCGCTTGCGTTGGCCTGGGGTGGCCAGGCCTTGTTTTGTCGGCGCCACCAATCCGGGCGGTGTGGGACATCACTGGGTCAAAGACTTCTGGATTGATGGTAAGTTCCCGAAAGAGCTAATTCCATTCAAGAACGAGTTTGCCTATGTGCCTGCGAAGGTTTTGGATAATCCTCACATCACGACTGACTACTACCAAGACCTCTTATCCCTCCCTGACGCTAAGCGACGAGCTCTGGCGGAAGGAGATTGGTCTATTCCAGAGGGCCAATACTTCACGAACTTTGAGCGTGATCAGCGCAAGATTCATCCGTCGATTCTCGGGCAAGTAATCAAGCCCTGGTGGCCGCGCTGGATTTCGATGGACTGGGGATTCAAGCATCACAGTTCAATCCACTGGCACACGACCGGCGATGTCCTACCTGAAGAGGCCAAGTTATTCGGCAAGGTCATCGATGTGCCGCAGAAGTTTGTGTTTACCTATCGCGAGAAGGTTATCAGCCTCGCACAAGAGGGATCGGATGAAGAAGACCTCGCCCGGGATATATGCAACAGCACTGGTACCGAAAAGGTATCAAGATTCTTCCTTAGCCCAGATGCTTTCGGGAAGAAAACCAGCGCGCATCCAACGTCCGAGGTCATTGGAAATGTCCTTCGATCACGAGCCCTTCCGTTTCCTGAACCGGCAGACAACCAGAGGGTAGTCGGCTGGCGCTTTATGTACCAACTCATCCAAAACGACACATGGATGATTTCGGAAGCTTGTCCTGAAGCCCTGAACGCCGTCCCGGCCGCGCAGTACGACAAAGACGGCACGAACATAGAGGACATCTGCAAGACAGACCATCTCTACGATGACGTAATCGATGAACTCAGATACGGCTTGCAGTCGATGCTGAACAACAAGAACAAGCCCTTCGAAACGAAGCTGGCTGAAGCAGTAGCAGCCCAGCCGAACAACACAGCAAAGATGATGATGCACATGAAGATGCTTTCAGAGAGAAAGGGCAAGACCCGCTATTCGGGAAGGTGAGCGATGCAATTTGATTACGAGTTCGGCGAGATGGCTGCATGGTCGGCACTTCTCAGAGATGCGTTGATGCCGAAGTTTGTCCTCGAGTGCTCACGTGGTCACATGTTGGAATCTCCGATTGCACTGTCTCAAGTGGAAACCGACAAGCGATGCATGAAATGCTGGGGCAACTGATGGCGATGATCGGGGAAGGTAATCTATGCAATTGATAATCAGGGAATGCCCATTTTGCAAGAGCGAGAGTGCCGAGGTTTCATTCGATGCCGACTCGCCCCGGTGCTTTATGGACTGTCCAGACTGTGGAGCGCGTGCTGAGGCTATGGCTGGAGATGTGATTGCGGCCTTGTTCGGAAAGTCTAAGGATGACGTTACGCAACCTGCGACGCCTGTTGTGGCGGATAAACCTAAGGGGACTAAAGAGAAGCCGAAGGCTGTACCCCAGAGACAGCGATTGACGAGGTGGAGCGAGGACGCGCCAGCCATTGAGAAGGTGGAGTAGTTGAGTATTTCGCCAGCCCTACCTGATATCCAGCAACCACCTCCCGAGGCCGAAGAGACGCAGCAGCTCTCCGACGCAGGCCGTGCAGCCCTTGAATCTCTAGTCAAAGGCGTACTCAAAGAGGAGCAATCCCCGCGCCGCGCTGAAGTTAGAAAGTCAGGGCAACAGAGAAACTTCCGTAACGGCAATCAATACCTCTGGTGGGATACCGGATCGAACACGTACATGTCTCCAGAGGCGAGCGGCCAAGAGCTTCCTCGCTTCATGGATGTCTACAACATCTACACCCCACACTGGAGATCGTTCGTCTCGATCCTCAGCCAGAACCCTCCGGGCATTAACTTCGTCCCCGATGACTTACAAAGGTCGGTAGACGTCACCGCAGCGGCTTATGCGGAGAAGATGCGGCACCGAGTAGACCGTTTAGTCCACATGAAGGACCGGCAGGCCGAAGTCTCGGGGTATTTCTGCACCGACGGCAGGACAATTACCCGGACGTTCATTGACGAGAACGGCGAACTTCAGACTACAGTTCACGGCGTTTTAGAGTCGAAAGTCCCAATCTTTGTCCGCAGCAAGGGCAAGAACAACATGCAGCGCTGGGGCTACGCAGTACTTTCGGAAGAGTGCGACATCTACGAACTAAAAGACGAATTCCCCGACTTTGCTGATGATATTTCGAGCGAGTCCGACACAAGCGAGTCGTCCTATGAGCGCTTCGCCAGACTTGGGATTTTGGCCAACCGCAAAGGCGCTGCCGGCCAATCGGACGCGATGAAGAATCTGGCAACTCGACACGAAGCATGGTTGAGGCCAAGTCGGTATCGTAAAGCTCCGGACGAAGCAAGGGCTGAACTGAAAAGCCTTTACCCTGACGGCGTGCATGTCACGATGATCAGCGGCAAAGCTGTTAAATGTATTCCTCAGAAGATGGAAGAGGAACTGCGGTGTGGTTTCCCCGCGCCAGGAAACGGACAGTCCAGACCTTCGCTTTTGCATGATCTAGTCCCGATCCAGCAGGCTTTCAACGACTACATGAACATGCTGCGGGAGCACATCGACTTCAGCATCCCGGCGACTTGGGTGACGGATACGGTCGATTCCGAGTCGCTAGCTGAGCAAAGATCGGCACCAGGAGTCATTCACCAGATCACCGTACCCAACGGGGCATCAATTACCGACTTGGTGATGCAGGAGCAGGTCGCTCAATTACCTCCTGAACTCGTGGCCAATCTCGACAGGCTCTTGCAGTTGGCACAGTTCACGACCGGAGACCTACCAAGTCTTTACGGTGACGGCACTCCAGACCAGGAGACAGCATCAGGCCAGAAGATGCTCTCGGATCAAGCTAAAGGCCAGCTTTCCCCAGCGTGGGGTGGCATGCAATGGCTGTTTGCAGGGACGTACGAGCTTACCGTAACCGAAGCGGCGAAGATGGTTCAGGACAAGCCCCTGATCGCAGTACAGGGCAATGCAGGCAGTCAGCAGTTCAATCCTGCGGCAATTCTTGATGGGACGTGGGGCTGCTACCCAAACACGGACTCAAGCTTCCCTGAGACGATGGCCGATCAACGGGCAAGTCTGCAGTCGGTTCTGACTCAATTGGGCGAAGGCGAGCAGGGGCAGGCAATCGTGTTTCACCCTGACAATCTGAAGCTGATCAAGCAGTATTCAGGACTCGAGAACTTAGTCATTCCCGGAGCCGAGGCGCGAGACAAGCAACTGCGTGAGATCGAGCAGATGCTGAAAGAACCTCCGGTACCCGATCAGACGCAAATTCCTCAGTGGCAGCAGGCAGCACAGCAGGCGATACAGACGCAACAGCCTGAACCGCCCATGCCTCTAACATCTTCCGTTCCCATCGCCAAGTACGACTACAACCAGGCCGAACTAGACAAGTGCATCGAATGGCTGTCGAGCAACCAGTGTTTTGAGGAGATCCAAAAGGGCAATCAGCAGGGCGTCGATAACGTGACGCTGCATGCTGACGCTCACGCGGCGGCAATTGCCAAGGCAGCGCCGCCGCCGCAGTTCAAGCCGCCCAACGTCACACTGACTGCACAAATCACCGATCCGATTGCTATCGCGGCTTTACTTGGTGAAGCAGGAGCGCAAACGACTCCAGAGAATATCGAAGCCTCGAACGTACCCGAGGAGCAGAACCAAGCGGCTGACACGTCACTGAAGGCAGCAGGGGCTCAGCATAAGGCCGTGCTTGCTGCCAAAGAAGCCGTGACGCCGATTCAAAGACCTACCCCGCCCGATCAAGCTGGAATCAAGGAGAAGTAATAGGATCGAACTCATGATCGACGTGAAAGCAATTGCTCGTGAACTCGTATTAAAGCTCGAAAGCGAAAGGGACGAACGTGGAATTTACATTAGTCCCGACGAGGATGAATTGAAATGCGGATTCGACGGCGAACTGGACATGGTGGAGTTGGTGCAGTTCGTTGTTGACAGGATCAAGGAGAAATAGTGGCCAAAGTTCGCATCATCATCGACGTACCCGACACTTGGACCGAAGACGAGTGCGATGCCTTCGCCATTTCAGCCAAGAAGGATGCACAAGTTTTCGCAGCGAAAGTTGAAGAGAATCGAAAGAAATTCAGGAGTGTTAACTGATGGCGCAACTGAGAATGAAGGATGTCGAGCGAATTGTCAGGACATCGCCATACAAGTTCTACGAAGTGGGTGGCAAGAAAGTGTTTCCGTTCATAGCTACAACTGGCATCATCACCGCAGAAGTGGCGATCATTTTGTATCATCCCGAGAACCCTTGCGACGATGGAATGCAGGAAGGTGGGCCATTCGCGGAGGGTCTTCAGGTGTGGCAGAAGGCGATAACCTTCACGATCAAAGTGTCGGTATTGGTCGAGGCTTCCGAGGAAAAACTAGAGGAAGCGCTTCGCCTTGGCAATGAAGAGATTGAAAACTGGCTGAAAGGAACCAAATAATGGCCGAAGACCTCGGAGCCGTACTAGAAGCACCCGTAGAGGGAGTAGTCGAAGAAGTAACTCCTGCAGTTGAATCCGAGGTTGCAGAGCCTGTCGCTGAAGAAGTCAAGGGCGACGAGCGTGTCATGCCCCAGTGGATCAGGAATCTCAAGGCCACGGACCCGGCAGCGTTCAAGGATGCCAAAGCCTCTTTCTTCGGTAAGCGCGCACTCGATGAAAAACTGAAAGACTTCGACCTTGACGGCACAAAAGGCTGGCTGGAAGAGTTAGGCGGAAGAGAGGCTATCGCCGCTAAAGTCACTGAACTCGAAGGTAAAGCGACTGAACTGGATGACATCAGCTCCAAACTGGTCAACGGCGATCCTACCCTAATCTCAGACTTGCGCGAGGTTTCACCTGAAGGCTTCGCCAAGCTCGCACCAATCGTAGCCGAGCAATGGGCCCAAGCAGACCCCGAAGGTTGGGGCGCGGCGATGTCCGGCATTATGGCCGCGACGATTCAGCAGAACGGCATCCCGATGTTCCTCGAAAAGATGGGGATGCTTCTGGAGTTCGGCAAGACTGACGACGTCGCGAAGATGGTTGCGCAGCTCAAAGAGTGGTCAGGATCGTTTCAGGCTAAGGCCTCTGCGCCAAGAACTGTCCAGCAGGCAAAAGGCCCGGACAAACTGGCAGAGCGCGAGCAGGCCTTGAATGAACGCGACCAGCAGCTATTCAACACCGAGATGCAGCGCAGCGTTGACAGCTTCCGCGATCCTTTGATTACCAAGGAACTCGACTCCTTCATCAAGCGCCGCCCGAATGACAATGACGCAAAAGACTTGGCCATCAGCACGGTTCGCTCTGAAGTCGTAGCGAGGCTCAAGGCCGATGAAAAGTATCAGAATTCACTGAATGCTTTGTGGGCCCGCAAGGACAAAGACGGCGCCATGCGGCTGATCAAGAGCCGAGAGACGGCGGCGATTACCGAAATTGCCCCTAAGGTTGGACGCACGATCTTTGGTAACCCGGCAGCGGCGAAGACTGAAGAGAAGAAGGTTGCCGCAAAGAGCCCGACTTTCCCGGCGGCGGCGAAGTCTTCTGACAAGTTCGACGCGATCTGGAACTCTCGCTAAACGTGATGCCGATTCCAGAGTCGGTGCGAATTTATAACGAAGCTCAATGGTGGTATTTCCTCCATTTAGGAGTGCCGACCATCATCATCGTATTTGCCGCCTATGTCGTTATGGCATGGCGGGAGTATCGCCAAGATACCGACTTCTCCGAAAAATCAGAGAACGAGAATCCTCTGCGAATTACCCCAAAAGTTTAGAACTACCTGACCGAACCCCACTTCCTCCACGCCAGAGGCTAAACGGCGGCCCTCGGGGTGAGGTTGATTTATCGCTAAAGTCCCAACTCCGCAAAACCCAAGCGGGCCGCAAGGCGAACGGGTGACCCTCGCGCATTCCACACCGAGGTATCACCATGGCAGGACCTATTGGAAATGGCGCAGCAGAAGTAGCGGCAGAACTTGAAAAGGTTCGGGATAAACTCCCTGAACTGTTCGCCGTCGAAGACACGTTTTTCAACCTCGTCAACGAGCGCACTCAGAAAGACAAAGTTTCCTACCGTCCGGAGCGCATCCCGTTCCAGATCTCTAACGGCGTCAAGGGTCGTGGTGGCAGTCTTCTCGACGGCCAGGACCTTGGCCGCGGCGGCGGACCTCAGTTGGCCTTCGGCAGCATGGCTCCGGTTGAATTTGACTGGATTATCGAATGGACCAAGCATGCGGAGATTGCAACCAATTCGCGTGAGAAGTCTATCGAGGATTACGCCAAGCTGATCCTGAAGGCCCACATGAAGGCCGCGCAGAACGACCTTGATTCGCTCATCATCTTCGGAGATGGCGTGAACACGGTCGGCATCGTAACCCCCAACGTCAATGTCGCCGGTTCGCCCTTCTATACGGCCGGCACTCCTGCCATCATCTACGTAGACAATGCGTCTCGGTTCCGCCAGGGAGCCGATTACGACTTGTACAACGGCGGTCCTGGAACAGGGCTTACCGAAACCATCACCATCACCGGCATCGATTACGGCAATAGTGCGCTGTATATCGCTACCAGTCCAGCTACGGCTCCCGTCTCGGGTGCTTACCTGATCTTCAATAACTCTTCTGGAGTTGCAGGATCTGGCATCAACGGCATCCAGACGCTCAACCAGACAACCGCTGGCGGAACGTTCATGGGAGTGTCGAAGACTGCCTTCCCTGGAAACTTCCAGTCCTCGGCAATCAACGCACAGGCAGCTACGCTAACCCCGCAGCTCGCCCGTCTTTTGCTGAATACCCTGATCATGAACGCAGGTGTTGAGGAGCCCGACAAAGCCTCGTACCGCTTCATGACCGGACTTGGGCAGAAGGCAGCTTGGGAGAATACGGCGATTGCGCAGACTCAGGTGATTCAACCTGGAGACGCGAAGGCGCACGATATGCTCCCCGGCACCCAGATCACCACCATCGGCGGAATCAAGATGACAGCTTCGCGGAAGTACATTCCGGGACGCATCGATCTGCTTGATATCAGCACATGGTTCATCTCCGAAGTCCAGCCGCTGGATTACTACTCCGTCGGCGCACAGGAGATGTGGCCTGTTTATGGTGCTTCGGGTGGCCTCGCCTCAGCCATGCTGAAGTACATGATTTGGGTCGGCAACATCGGTTGCGAGAATCCCAAGAAAAATGCCATCCTCTACAACCTCGCACCGGTAAGCGGCTTCAGCTTCTAAGGAGTTAAATGCAGCCTAAGTATGAACTGGCCTTTCATCCGGTAGACCTGTCTCGCCATGGACTCAACCCCTATGGCGATCCTCTGTACCGGGTGATTTGGGCAGATACGCGTAAAACCAAAGTGATTCACCTGGGTAAGATTCACATCTTACCCAGGTATTCACATGGCGAAGAGGTAAACGCTAAAGGCCACTGGGTTTTAGAGAAGTGGGCCCCCCCTGAAGTCATCGTCGGACTTACAAGAGATCAGTACGAAGCGCTTCTGCTGACGTTTCCCAGCGCTGCCGCCGAAGACTATCCCGAAAAGGGAGATTACGAGCTGAGCAGGATCTTCAATGAGGAGTCAGGGCCATTTTGCAAGAGCATCGATGAGATAGCCCTGCACAAACAACTTTATTTCCATAAATGGCGATTCGAGCACACGACAAATGCAGAACGGCTACAGGAGACCGTGGTTGCTGAGGATGCCAAAGAAGCAGAAGCAGATAAGACTTTTGACGCGCTGTTCGAACAAGCGCGAGAGGAGAATCAATGCCTGAAGTAGCAGTAGGACAACGCCGCGTAGCCAACCTCATGCCACTAACCGATAAGCAGTTGCGCGATGCGCAACAGGATCTGGTTTACATCTTCAACGTCTCGCCTTACCCTCAAACGGCTTTCGTGGAGAAGCAATATGTTATCCCGGCCCGCCAAAAGGGAAAGCGTATCTCGGAGCCCCTGGTCATTCCCGGAGTGGTTTATTCCACGATCTACAAGGCAGGCGAGTATCAGTGGATCGGCCGCGACGGAATTGAAGTCGCGCAGGAGATCATCGGGACGTTTCGGATGCTCGATCCCAGCCAGAACATTACCAGACTCGGAGTTTTTATCTCCGACAGCGCCATCCCCTCCGAAGAGGAAACTGCGAAGGCGGAAGAGGTGTGGTTCGAGCGGTGCAGCCAGAAGGTTGCCGAGGGTGATCAGCTTGCAGCAATCAATGGAGGAATTGTCGATATCGGCGGCGGCCGGACGGCTTCCAACATCGGCAAAGACCATCGTATCGCCCTTGAGGAGATTGGCCAGAAACGGGCGTGGAGCGGTGCCAATCAAAAGATGATCGTCTGTGAAGAGTGCGGCGAGTCGAATATGCCCGCGGCGGCACGTTGCAAGAATGCGGACTGCCGTTGCGTGTTCGATGAGGCGAAATGCCGCCAGCGGTTCCCTGAGATGTTCGCGCATGAGACTGAAGCCAAGCGCGGCCCCGGTCGCCCTCCTAAGGAAGTTGCAGCGTAATGCCGCAGGTTGATCCGGGAACAGGGTTTCCTTACCCAACCATTAACGAAGTCATGGACATCGCCCGTGCTCGGGTCAATGACATGGCGAACGACACCACTGGAGACTTGCTTTCCAATGACTCCCCAGCCTCGCAGACCTACCTGACGGCCGCTTGGAAGTGGTATCAAGGCCGCTGTGACACGGCGGGCGTGCAGACGTTCATCAAGCACGTCACCATCTACGGAATTCCGCAAAGGGAGAACGATGACGTTGCCAACGAAGCGTGGATGAATTGGGCCGGATGTAGTGACGGTGTCAATCAGTTCGAAAGTCCGGTTCTACCGCAAGACATGATTTCCCCGAAGTCGGTATGGCGTCGCAAGTCACAGGTTCAAAATGCTGGCGTAGTCAACACCGCTCGATTCTTCCTGATGGAGCAAGCAACGGATGGTCTGCCGGTACTGCTTGATTGCAACGTCTATGACTGGCGCGATGACGGTCTTTATTTCTACGGAGCCTCCTTCGCGCAGGATTGGAAGTTCAGGTATTCGGCTTATCGTCTACCTCTGGATATCACCAAGCCAGATTCCCAAGTCCCGATGATGATGTGCGAGGACTGCTTAGGGGCCAGAGTCGCTTTCGAATTCGCCAATTCACGCGGAGCCGCACAAGCTCCAGCAATGGAAGCGTGGGCGGAAACAGCCTTCAGCACAATTTCACAACGCGCAACACGAATCAAAGGTCGGCAGAACATCCGTCGTCAAGGCTACTCGGGCCGCGACAACCGCAATCAGTTTTACCCCAATCTCCCCACCAACCAATAGGAGGCAACATGGCAGTCACACCGGTATTCAAGCGAACTCATGCAAGCTTCGATTCGTCCACGTTCAATGAATATTGCTCGGTAGCGCTCACCGGAACTTATGTTCAGGGAGGGTTTACTTGGGCACCTTTCACTATCGTTGGCGGGGGAGGGTCTAGCCCGCTTCCGTCATCTACTTTTCTGGCGGCGCTGTTTGCTTCGACTCTCGGCTACGCCTATGTGACCACGATTGCCGGCACGGTGGCGACGACGAAGATCTTTGGAGTTCCAGGCACTGAGCTTGCCGCGGGAGCCCTTCCTGAAGCGGCGCTCTCCGTTGTGGTTACCAAGCGAAAGATTTAATTGCTCAACGTTGAAGGTTTGACGGAGATAGGCCTAACAATTTTTGGCGGCAACAATTTAGACATGCAGCCAACGGATTTGCCCCAAGGCCTGTCTCCGGACAACTCCGATTGCGCATTCTTGCCAGGCTCAGTCTTCACCAGGCCATCCCTGCTTCGATTGGCGACGATGGGCACGACAGCTCAAGTCGTCTATACCTCGACCTTCTTAAAACCTGACGGGACAGTTTCGCAACTGACCTTCACTTCGGACGGCAAGATGTACGCCGACGGAGTTCAGTTTGGATCTACTCAGGCAGGCAACAGGTTTTCTACATGCAATGCCTTCGGAAAGGTGTATATCGCCATTTCGAACGGAACTTACGGGGCTGACGTGCCGTTGCAGTACACGCCGGAAGGGTTTCTCGACAGGGTTTCACAGGACGGCCCCGGAGCTGGCCCGACGCTAGGGAATCTTTCTCTCGCTTCCTCGAGCATCGCCTCAGGTTCGAGGACAAGCAACGAGGTAACCTTAGTCACCTCGACGCCGCACAATCTCTTGCAGGGCTATCTCGCCACCATAAGCGGGGTAGACGCCTTCATTGAAAACCTGACGTCTATCGTCATGGACAACTCGACTCTTCCAAACATCGCAGTCGCGACCGTCCCAACCCCTCACGGATTTGTACCTGGAACCACAATAGCCATCAACGACGTTCAGCCTACAGTCATAGGCGGGACGATGACGGCTTGGCTGAGGACTGACGGAATTGTTCTGGTCACGATGTCAGCTGATCATGGCTTGCAGATCGGCTCTACGCCGTTGGTTCAATTGAACGCGGCAGGCTTCGGGCCGGTCATCGTTCTCTCAGTTCCGTCCTTGACGACCTTCACCTTCGCGAACTCGGGAGGTAATGGTTCAGGCACTTCAGGCGGTGTCATGCTGCCGTGGCCTGTCGCCTCAGGGACGCTCTTTACTGTTTCAGAAGTGCCAAGCCCGACGACCTTTCAGTTTTCGATCATCGTCACGGATGCGACTTGGACGACAGGAGATATTTCGTTCGACTGGGACGGGTCGTTTTACGTTGACTCGGTAATTTCTCCGACCTCGTTCACTTATCCGCAGATCGGACCCGATGCAACAATAAGTTCGGGCGGGACAGTCATCCCTACCGGGCAGCTTTCTCCAGGAAATCATTCCTGTGTCGAGATATTCCTCACGCGGACCGGGTACCTGACAATTCCCAGCCCTCCAGTCAAGCTCATCGCGAGCGGCGGCCAATATTTATCGCTGACAACTGCGGCGATCGGACCTCCCAATATCGTTGCGCGGTGGTTCGCCTTCACCGGAGCCAACGGCGGTAACTATTTCGTGCTGCCTGTTGCGCCGCGAGATCCAACAGGCAATTTTCTCATCGGGACTTCGACGGTCATCCCGGACAATTCAACGACCACGATCGTATTCGATTTCACCGACGAAGCTTTGTTTGCTGGCATAGCAATTGATATCCCCGGAAACAACTTATTCCGGCAGGAGATTCTTGGACCGTGCATGAGTTTCTTCTCTTACGCCTCCAGACTTTTGCCGTGGGGCGAGAGAAACAAGATTCAGCAGTTTTTCAACATGGGATTTGAGGGCGGCGTTTTCTCCAGCGCTCCGAATGTTCCTTTGGGCTGGACACTCACCGGCTCGGACGGTTTATTGACGACAGGAGACTATGGATTAGCTTGGAAGGCAACAACTGCAACGCTAAGCCAGACCTTCTATCAGGACGACGAAGGCATTGCAATTGCGCAGCCGAACACCTTGTACACCTTCAGGCTCTGGGTCAATGGGACGGCTAAGGCAACAATCAGTTCGGTCTCGACAGGGTTTTCTGCTACGGCAACAGTCACAGCCGCAGGGGCATATGGACAGGCTAACTTCAGCCTCAAAACACCTTCGGTCATTCCTCCAGACTTCCTCGTCACCTTCTCAACAGTCGGAACAGCGACTTTGGACGAGATGGAGATTATCTTTACCCTGAATCCTCGCAGGCTTACTACAAGAGCTTCCTATGTCAACAATCCCGAGGCCTTTGATGGGGTAACAGGACTTCTCGGACCTCAAGGCGATCCTCACCCAGTCTGGGGGATGGAGGAGCGCAAAGACGTGCTCTGCTTACTGACCAATGGGCCGGAAGGGTCACTGTATGAAACCGAGGATACGTCTTCAGGTGAACCGGTTACGTGGGACATCAGGCACATCGCCTCGAAATGCGGTCTCGTCTCAGTTTGGGGCGTAGCGAAGTTTGAGGATTGGTTTTCGTGGACTTCGGACACTGGGCTAAGAATCTTCGACGGCGCCACAGTCGAGAAGATGAGCCAAGAAATTCAACCATGGTGGGACGCGCTCAATCCCACAGGAAAGCAGTTCATGGTCTTGGCCAATGATCCTTACACCCGAAGAGTCTACGTCATTGGCTCTACCGCCTTCGCGACGAACAACGTGATGTACGTAATGGACTACCGAGATTTGAATACGGCAGGACTTCTGGCCAATTCCGGTACTTTACGAGTCGGGTATTCGGGGAAAGTCATCACCACCGACCTCACAAGAAAATGGTCACCATGGTCGATGACGATGAATTACTGCGGATTATTGACTCTTTCAACTGGCGAAGCTGTCATGGCCTTCTGTGGGGGAACCGGGGGTAATCTCAGCACTCCGCTGCATTCGGCAGTCTACGAGTTGCAAGAGGGTGAAATTAGCGGCGTCGATGCGGATTACGGGCCTTTCTGGCAGAACTCGACTTATCCAACCTACTTCTTTGTTGCCGCAGATGATGCCGAGCAAAGACAGCTTGGAACTCACAGGCTCAACCATCAGTTCATGACGCTCAACTGCAGCGGGATTGGATCAATCTTCGTCGTCCCGAATCTCGACCGGATCGGAAACACCGGAACGGCAACGCGGGCCCTTGCTGTAACCGAAACGATGGACCGAGACTTAGAGTTTGGTTTGAATCTCGCAGCAGAAAGAGTCAGCTATAGGATTTGCTGCCAGCCTTCCGGTCCTCAACCCGCCGCGCCTGATTCGCCGGCAGGATTCCGCATTTCGTCATTGGTCGTCGGAGTCAAGACTCACCCGTTCAGCCCGATCAGAGGGAAAAATAGCTGATGGCAAAGGCATCGATACCCAATTTGGCCGAGATTACAGCGCAATATCCGATGATCGGGCGCGCACTCCAATACTCGGAGGACGTTGACAATAATATAGCGCAACAGGTGAGCGCGGAGCCTGTCGGGGTGACGCCAGCGCCAGCGAAACTGACAAAGCTTTCCGTGGCGGGTGGAGCAGGCATAGTTCACGCAACTATCACGGATCCGGCCCCAGGCTATCGGGGCAATTCGTATCACATGGAAACCATACCGACCACCGGCAACTGGGATGTGGACGCCCATCCTATACACCTCGGTCCAGCGCGGGCCTATCGCGGAGCTTTGGGGCCCGGGATGTATCACTTTAGAGCGTGCTCTGGGTTCGGAACCTCAAACCCTTCGCCTTGGATTTATGCAATGAATATCGACGCGACAGGGCCAACGCCCCCTCCATTCCCTAAATCTACGGGCTCTGGTACTGGCGGCGGCGGATGGGGCAATGTTCCGTACAACGGCCCGACGCCTCCAAAGAGAGCATGATTCGCAACGTCGAAGAGAAAGACTTGCCTAGACTGCGAGAGCTTCACAAGGCCACAGGCTTTGAGTGGGAGTTTCCCGAGAATCTTCTATCGGCAAAGGTCTGGGTAGATGAAAATGACGAGCCGGTGATGATGGTGGGCGCGAAAGTTATTGCCGAGGCTGTCCTGATTTCCTCGAAACAGCAGACGCCGGGGATGCGCTTGGCAATTCTTCGGGAACTCTTTGACGCAGTGAAAAACGAGTGCATGGGTAACGGAATTACCGAGGCGATTACATGGATTCCAGAGGTTATTTGGAGACCGTACTCGCGCAGACTCAAAGGGCTTGGCTGGGTGGAATCGAAGTATAAAACAATGTGTTTTTTAGCGAAGGGGAAAAATGCCTAAGGGTGTAGAGAAAAACGCGTTAGCAGCGCAAGGGAATGCTGTCAATCAATCCCAAGCTGCGTATAACACGGTAAACCCGATCTATTCGTCCATGGCAGCGTCTCCGCAGGGCTTTACGCCTACCGAGAAGGCCAACGCACTCACGGCGTCCTCGCAGTCGCTTGGGGGCGGCGTTGCGGGGGCCGTGGGGCAAGGTGGGCTATTGGCTGCAAGGACAGGTAATGCTGGAGGCGCGACGGCCGCACTTGATGATGCCGCGAGAGGCGCGGCAGTCCAGCAGTCCACTAATGCTCTTGACGTTCAGAACCAAAGCGATCAACTCGCGACCCAAAATCAGAGAGTCGGACTTGCTGGGCTGAATGGAATTTACAACAACGCGAACAGCACAGCTTTGGGCAATCTCAACACAGCAAACAGCGCATCGCAGGCCAACGCGGCTAATAAGCTGAGCTATCTCAAGCTGGGACTCAATACCTTAGGATCGGCGGCGGGCGCGTAATGGCGAATCCCCTGATTGCCAATTTCCTAGCCAATCAACAGGCAACGACTCCTCCCTTTCTCGGGACATCAATCTCCATGCCCAGTTCTGCGCCTTCAATGGGTGCGCCCGTTTTGCCGAACGTCACGGCTCCGCAGGGAACTCTTCAGGGCGACATGAATGAGCACGGCAGACTCGTAGATACAGGATCTGGAGTCGATCAGGTTCAGAACCCACTTCTCAGAGGAATCGCGAAGGGTGCCGATATCCTCGGGTCGGTCTTCGCACCCAGAATTGCGCAATTTATCCCCGGCACCACCTTGCATCACCAATTACTGACGAATCAGGCAGAACAAAGAGTTCAGCAGGACGAAGCGCAGAGCAAGGACGCTGCGGATACAGCCAATACTGTTGCCACGACAGCGCACACCAACGCTGCGACTACTGGATTGCCGACAGAGCAAGCCGACGCCCATACTGCTAGCGGTGCTAGCGTGCGCCTGACAAATGATCGGGCGGATGCGCTAGAGAATGCACCGGACCCGGTTCAGACTCTGCAACAGGCTCACGCCGCCGCCGTGCTTAGAGAGGTGCAGGCTGGACGCGATCCCTCGCAGGCTCCCGACGTCCAGCATCTCTCCGATGCCATAACGTCGCTTCAAAAGCAACCCGCAGAGCAGGGTGTTGGCAAGACTACAGACATTGTGGGGCCTGATGGAAAAGTCCATACGATGGGATATAACCAGAAGACGAGCAAGTTTGACATAGACGAAGGCCTGAGCGGATTCAGGCCTGCAGTAACGAATGTCAACGCGGGAACGGCTGCCATTGACCGGGAATCCAAGCAGTTTGGGACGCCCTACCAGAAGTCCCTGGATGCCTCTAATTCCCAGCTTGAAAAGATCGCGGACGCAAGAGCGATGATTAATGGCAACGCAGAGGCTCAGGGCCTTGGCGTCCCTAAGGTTCTCACCGCATTAGTTGGCGGCCAGGGAACCGGAGTTCGCATTACGCAGGCAGAGCTTACCTCTATTGCCCACGCTCGCGGCCTCTCCGGAGACGTAGAAGGAACGCTTAGCAAATGGGCTGGCAAGGGTGCGCTGACTGGGGAGCAGCAGAAGCAGCTCACGCAGATCATGGACGATGTAAAGGCGCGCCTTCTCCAGAAACAGCAGATCGCCAGCGGTACGCTCGACACAATCAATGGAGCCTCTAGCCGAGATGAAATTATCGCAGCAGACAAATCGGCGAGACAGCAGTTTGCAAGCCTTGAAAACGGAGGCACTCAGTCTTCCGGAGGAAGCGGCCTAGCCGTTAGCCTCAAAGAGGCGATGGCGCTCCCTCAGTTCAAAGGAAAATCGCAGGATGAAGTAACCGCAGCAATCAAAGCGGCCGGTCACGCGGTGGCTCCGTAATGGGCCAGCAAGATCCGTTCGCCTCGATAGCTAAACCGGTTCAGAATGATCCGTTCGCCGCCATCGCTAAGCCTGTCGCGGCCGCGCCCGCTGATACACGCAATGGCATCCAGAAGGCCGTAGACGCTGCCAGCGCGCCCGATTCTCCTGAGACGCGTGCAGCGCGAATCTCTTCGGAAGGACCGGTCCTTGGCCGTATTTCCAACGCAGCAAACGCCTTCGGAAGTGGGGCGTCACAGATGCTATTCCAGCCGCTTGCGCATCCCATTGACGCGGCCGCGGGGCTGGCCAATGGAATCGCGCACAGCTCACCCTGGTCGGGAGTGGCAGACCCGGATAATCCGCTCACCAAGATGATTCAATCGACAGTGGGAGATTTTCACGACAACGGGGCCGCAGAGGCTCTCCCTCGCCTTGGAGGTCAGGTTGCCGGCGGCATCGCTGCCGGAGAGCTTGGAGGCCAACTGGTAAGGGCGGCAGCTCCGATCATAAAGGCCGCGGGTAGCACTGCGAGAACAATGGCAATCGGTGACCCTGATGCGGCGGCCTTGCATGGCCTGAAAATTCCCGCTGGCTCTGGCAAAGTTCAGCCCATGCAAAATAGTGTGCAGGCTGCGCGCCCATATCTTCAAGGTGTCAACTCTTTGGAGGATCTGCAGGCGAGGATTCCGCAGGCTAAAGATGAAATCTGGTCACCTTATCAGGAAACGATAGATAAGGCCGGAAATCACCCCGTCAATGGCCCCGATGGACCCACGACCCTTTCAGCGTTAGAGCAGGAGCGCCTGCAGCTATCAGCCCTAAATAGAGGGCTCAAGGCGGGCGATCCCAACGCGCTGCAGCTTGCGCAGCAAAAGGGCATGAATCAAGCGGACCTTCTCGATAGGGAAAAGGCTGTCACTTCGGCTCTCGACCCAGAGCTTTCCAAGTTCGGCATCGACCCTCAAGCTATCCGCGGAAACTTCGGAGCGGTGTCGAGAATTGGTAACCAGATAAGCGGTAAAAGTACTCTTCTCGAAAAGCCTCAACCGTTCGGGATCGGGAAAATGTTGGATATCCGTCTCGATAACCCGAAGAGTTGGCTCGGCAAGCCGGTGGAAGGGGTTAGGGACCTGATCGCAGGCCGGCCACTGTTCAGTGGTAGCCCTACAGATGTAGGGATCAGCGAAGGCTTCAGATCTGCAGGGCCTAAGCCAGATTTGGGCAGCTTCACCCCGCCGCAGTCTCAGAAACTTCTCGGCTCCAGCATTCCCGGGATACCGCATGAGTCGCCGTTCGTAAAGCAGCCAATAGTTACCCCGCCGCCATCGCAAACTGCGTTCAGGTTGCCATCGTCGGCCTCTGACGGGGAGACTCAGCCCATGCTGGGGATAAAAGCAAATATCCCTCAATCGGTATCGGACGATTTCTCTAGAACTAGAGTGGTGCCTTCAGGCGGCGAATTGAGGCGCATGGGAGGAACTGTCCTGCCACCAGAGACGAAGGGATTAGCGCTACCGTCTGGAGCTGATCTGCTAAGGTTGCCATCCTCCGCGGGCGCTGGAGAAACGCAGCCGATGATCGGTATCAGCAACAATTACCCAGATCTTGCCACGGATTTCGCGAGGGAGCGCGTGCCGCCCAACGTGTTTTCGCAGGCACAGCCGATCAACAACAAGCTTTTCTATGCTGATAGCAATGGCCAGATAGTTCCGGAACGCCTTGGACTCCCAGCCCCAAAACCCAAGGCCAAGAAGTAGGCTAAAACCCGCTTCCCTCGCGGAAATCCTCGGAAAGTTCAACATGCCGGATTGGCAGCTTTTTGTGCTTCGAAAAGCTCAGGTATTCGAAAAATAGCTGCGTCGGCACAATGAACACCGCCAGCAACGACGAGCAAACAAGGACAACAACCACGGCAAGCAGGATTCCACCAGCAATCGTCACCATATAGAACCTCGTACCCCATAGTGTAAGCCAAATCCAAAACATCACGCAGAAAAATACACCTCAACTTCGGTTGGGGATTTTATTGAGGGAATTCATGAATAAGCTGTTGATTTCGTGCGCCTTACTGATGACCGGGACGGCCTTGGCCCAGACTGCCACTCGGTTTGACTCAAGCGTCACGACGACGGCAACAAATGTTCCAATCAATGCCCAAGCTCCAGTTTTGACGGTGCCCAACGCGATCGTGACCGTATGCGCTTTCCCGGCCACGGGCATCCCTTGCACCAACACCATTCCCATCTATCAGGATCAAGGCCTCACGACTCAAGCTGACAACCCCCTGACGACAGACCCTAAAGGCAGATTCGGCTTCTGGCTAGCTTCAGGGCAGTATTCCTACTCAGTTCAGAATCAGCAGGGGCAGAACGTCGGCAACTTTTCTCTAAGCCTCGGCGGATCTGGAGGCAATGGAGCTCCAGTCGGTCTAGGGGCGCGGCAAGACTCGAATATTAGCGGCTCAGCTTTCATCAATGAGGGCATCTACAACACTCAGGTCTACGCTACCGGGACGAATACCGGCCAAGGGAACTTCTTCAACAGTGCCAACTGTATTGCCAATGGCGCTTGCGCGGGAGTCATTCCTCCGACCTCGCCCGACACCTCAGCACCGGGGCTTGGATTCTCGACCTCGAAGCTTTCCTCAATCGTCACCGACTACCGCGCCAACAGCATCGCGATAGTGTCTTTCAATCCTCAACTGACTTTTGCCTCTGCCTTTGACGGTGGAGCACAGTCAGTGCATTTCAGTCAGGTGGACTACACCGAAGCCAGCCCGTCACCAATTCAGGGAAATACGCAGGCGCTCTTATCCGAGGAAGTTCTATTCGGCGATCCCGGTTTCAGCAACGGTCTCAGCGGATGCCCGGATTATTGCCCAAACGCTCCGCATACCTCCGTAGCTCAGTGGTCGCTTCACAACGTCCATGACCTGTTTACGTCGTACAACGGGTCCGGCATCAACAACGTCAACACGAAACAAACGGTATTTGGTGGTACCGGAGACTCGCAGGACGAGGCAGACTTTGACTTTTACATGGGTGGATGCGTAGCGCCCTCTGACGAGTGCCACCACTGGCAGTCGGTACATATCGCCACGGCAGGAGACTATGGGGGAGTCATCGCTACGGCTACCGGCTCTACCAACTTCTTCGTCACCACGACAGCTAATTCCTCATCGCAGGGGCAGGGAAGATTCCTCATCGGCCTCAACCCGGTTACGGGAACGGATAGCACCCCACTCCAGAATTTAATTGTGTCAGCTATTACCAAACCGGGCGATGGTGGTGTTCCTTACGGGGAGGTAGTTTTTCAAGCGTCGAATATTCCCAGCAGCACCTTTCAAGGAGTTATGGCGACGGATTGCATTGTTCCCGTACAAGAAGGCGGGGTGGCGACTTGCACCGGAAGCGTGACTGTTACTTCGGGGCAACTATGCGCAGTTGGAGCGTGGAACGGGTCTTCCTGCGTAGGCTCGGCTCCGGTTATTGTGTGCACGGCATTAAATACGGGAAACATCTTCAATTTCGCGCAGCCCATTTCTGTTACCTCTCCCTCGGGAGGAGCGCAGAATCTTACGATGTCCATCCATCGCACCGCAGAAGTTGGAAGCGTTGTCTTTCAGGGCGGGATGTGCGGCGGGTATATCGCTACAAACGAGTCTCAGGTTATTGCTAACGCGGTGGGGGTTCAAGGCTTTCCCCTGATTGGCTCTTTGGGAGGAAGCGGTGTTGCTTATGCCAATTACGACGCCAGTCAGGTATGGGCGCCTATTCCTAATCCCGGTTCGTCTTGGGGATCAAGGGACACCGGTAACACCCAGGCGGCTCATGGATTTTCTGTCGTCAGCTTGGCAAGACACTCAAATGTTGTAACTGGCACGAATGTCACTGGATTTGACTCTGACAAGTGGAAAGAGTTGGGTGGAGCGTTCGACTTCAATGTCAGTGGTTGCACTTCCGATCCGACACTGAACAGTATTTCAGTAGGCGCTCCGATTATCTACGCCGGCCCAGACCCCAGCGTCGGCAACCCCCACGCTGGCCAGATTGCCTATTCGCAAACAGGACCGGATACGGTAACCCCTTGCACCGCAGTCATCGCTACCCAGTTCACCACTGCGACCTTGTTCCCCGCCGCCGAAGTCTACGACGTGATGAACCATGCAGCGGCGGTGGTTGATGGTACGTTTGTCACCAGCTATCAACCTGCCTTCACTGTTGGCGTGCCGGTCGATTCCCCCACGCACTATGCGGCTGGGGTCAACGGCATTCAGATATCTGGTGAATCTGGACAGCCTCTTCTCGACAACACCAACTACACCTCGATCAGTCACGGGTATTCGTCGCTGGTGGGGTCGGGATTCTTTGCACAGAACTTCGCCACCAACGTCATGGGTTCGAACGGCATCCAGAACCCGCAAAACATCCTGCAAAGCGACGGGCTATTCGATACCGGAATTTTTATGGGCGCTGCTCCTCCCAACAATGGAAGTGCTATTCGAATCGGTTCCCCCAGCTCTTTGTTCGCTAATCAGAACAGTTCCTTTCGGAGGTACGGTCTGTTACAGCTCGACTGGGTTCTTAACAATGCAAGAACTCAGCTCCTGTTCGACGATGATACCCAATCCTATTGGTGGAACTATAACTTCAGTCAATACCCCTCGGTCATTTTCGGACCGACGCTGACAAACTTTGCGGTGCAGGCGGGTACAAATAATAACGTTCCAACGCAAGTGGGGGAACTGCGATACGCCGAGTTCGGATCGAACGGCAACACTCCCTTTGGTCCACTGTTCCACGTCAAGCAGTGCGCTCCCCTCACGCCTCCTTCGGTGACCAGCATCTGCTACTCCTCGTTCACGCCAACCAATGCGGTTGTTACTCAAGGCGGTACGGCAGGCACGACGGAGTACATCTACATCCTTCAATGGAACGATGTCGCTGGCCCAGCTTACGGCAGCCCGATATTTACCTTCACGGGTGCCGCTACTCTGAGCGGGAGCAATTTCAACAGCATCCCATGCAGCGACATGCCGACAGGGACAACGGGCATCATCTGGGAGTTCAATAACTCCATCGGCTTCCAGAAAGTTGGTACGTGCAGCAGTCCAAGCACCGTCCTCAACGATACGGGAACCTATACACAGGACGTCGGGCCGAACGGAACGATTGCGGGCGCACTCCAGATCAGCGGAGGCTTTGAGGCAACCGGACTTCTTGGAGGCTATTACTTCAGCCAGCCGGAGATCTACGGAACGACGACTCCCGCCCTTACTCGCACCGCTGGAATTACCCAGACGGCAGCAGGTCAACTCAGCGTCGATACAACGGCGCAAGGCAATGGCTTGGGAACGCTCAAAGCCGCCGAATTCAGCGGGCCTGCCGTCGCCCCTTCGGGCGCGTGCACGGTCATAGGCTGGGCATTCTCTCAAGACGGCCACGCGACTTTCTGTAACGGCACTAGCTGGGCCACCAAAATATAAAGGAGAAACAATGAAGCTACTCGCAGCTATCGCGGCCGCGTGCTTTTGTGCGTCTGCATTCGGACAAGGCGTCCGTTTCGATAAGAGAGTAGCCACAATTGCGTCCAATTACCCTCCGGGTTCGCAAGTGCCCGTGATGGCAATTCCCAACTCGACGGTCACGATCTGTACAGACGGGAACTGCGTCTCTCCAGCGAATATTTTCAGCAACCAAGGGCTGACGGTTCATGCTTCAAATCCGATGAAGTCAGACTTTCAGGGAAACTTTGGCTTTTGGGCTTCGCCGGGGAATTACTTTTACAAAGTCGTTTTGCCGACTGGAACATTTGTCGGGATCTTCCCGATTACGCTTGGCGGCTCGACAAGTGGGGGAGCGGTCAGTTCGGTCAATGGGCAGACTGGAACCGTTGTCCTCACGGCTTCAAACGTTGGTGCTGATCCCTCTGGCGCGGCGGCTACAGCACAGGCGGCGGCAATCGCATCAGCGGCCTCCACTGCCCTTCAATTAGCCGGCGGAACGATGACAGGACCTATCGTGCTTCCAGGAGACCCCACAACCAACCTGCAGGCCTCTACGAAGCAGTATGTCGATGCGCACGGCGTCACCACTTTCAATACTCGGGCTGGTGCCGTCACCTTGGCAGCCTCTGATGTAAACGGGGTGGGGACTATTTCTAATCCCACCACTGGGAATTCATCCACAGCCACGAACATCAACACCAACGGCACGGCCAATCAAATATGGGGAATGAACTCCGGAGCAACCGCGCAGGGCTGGCAGACGCTAACCCCGGGAACCACGACACTCCAAACCAACGGAGCGAATATCAGCACTCAGACGGCCTTGAATCTCATCAACAGCACTGTGAACGGTGTGGGACTCACGGCGACATTCTCCAACCCTACCGGCAGCAGCGTAAAGGTGGAGGTCGGGGGAAGTTCCTACGGCGGCAATTCGGCGACAGCAACGAGCGCGACTACGGCGGCCAATCTCTCAGGTACGCCGACACTCCCAAATGGAACGTCAGCCACAACGCAAAGTCCTGGAGACAACACGACCAAGATTGCCACTGATGCCTTCGTGCTCGCGAATGCGTCCGCTCTGCCTGATTGCACGGATACGAGTGGCGTTAGCTTCATCTGCACTGTTCCCGTAAGTGCTCCGTCTTTTAGCGCAACAGGAACGACTCCGGGAGCGATGAAGTTGCAGGCGGGTACGGGGTCGATCCCCACTCTTCCCACCAACTCAGCAGGCTTTGCAGCTCCAGTAACAGGAGGGACTGCATGGTTAGGCAAGCTTCCAGCGACGATCACGGCAGGAATTCTGCACTTTGCCGCACCGGCTACTGCTGATGGAGTCAATGAGTCGGTAATCACCTCTTCTGCGGTTTCACTCACTGCCGATGTAACCGGAGTTCTACCAGCCGCCAATATCGCTGCCGCACTTAGCAGTACGACCAGCGTCAATGGAACTACGATCCCGTCATCAGTGACTCTTACGCAGACCATCGCCAGCGGCACGTCGGCCCTTGGGACTTCAGCAATTGCCTCGGGCGCTTGCGCGACGGTAGTAACCACTACTGCAACAGGAGTCGCCAGCACGGACGCGATTAGCTGGAACGCAAACGGCTCGCTCAAAGCGATTACTGGGTACATTCCTTCAACCAGTGGCGGCCTGACGATTGCGGATTATCCAACAAGCGGCAACGTCAATTTCGATGTCTGCAACTGGACGAGCGCTTCAATCACGCCGGGTGCGGTCACTCTGAATTGGCGTGTTGTCCGATGATAAGACTGCTACTTTTCTCTCTCTTGACTTCCTCGGCCTTCGCCCAATACATGCCTGCCGGGCCTCATTTCCCGTCATCGACGGGTGGAACCCTATCGTTTGTCCAAAAGGGAAATTGCACTATTGCTAATGCGTCAAGCACATGCACGGCGACGATGGGCGCGGCGCTGACGGCGGGAAACGGCTATATCTTCTCCTGCTATATCAACAATAGTTCCGCAACGTCGCAGGATCGCATCACCGGAGTAACGGCGGGCGGGACTTTGAAATTAGCTCCGGGGGCATCGACTCATGGTGGAGTTGTAAGTGGTACGGAAGGAAACACGGCCTTTACCACGGTCGCCTATATCCTTCCATCAACATCGACCGGCGGTTCCACCACTGAAGTCATCACGCTTAGCGCAGCTTCGTCTTCCACGGGTGGCAACTGTGCTATCCATGAGTATCATCCGAGCGCCAATCCGAATAATGTTGCTCTCAGCCTTGACGGGTCCCTCACAAAGACGGCAGCCTGCACCTCATGCGCGAGTCTCGCGACGACAATCGATG